ACCAGGACCTTGTGGACCTGCTGTTTTTACAGTGACAACTCTTGTCTCACCATTTACCGTAACTGTGTTTTTTGTAGTAGTAACATTTACAGAAGTCATGTTGTGTATCCTTCACTTACAGTAATAATACCCTCTAAATAGTATTCTTTTAACCCTGTAGAATCAGTTAATAAAACATCATAATATAAAAAATCCTGTGTAAATGTTCCCGTTTGTGTATCTGTAAGAGCTATAGAAATAGAACCAGCAGATCTATCTGTATATGTAGTTGTAAAATCAGCAAATTTTGTGGTGCGACCTTTATTCCAAACCTGTGCTGCAACCGTAAATCCCGTTAAATTAATTGCATTATCATTCCCATCTTTAAATAGTAAGGGAATACTATGATCTGATCTACGTTGTAACGTAAAATTATACGTTCCAGGTTCTATTGCCATTTTTAGCCAGTAGCAACTGTCTCTTCTATCTTACTCTCTTCTGGTAAATCTAGTTTTCTTTCTGCGATAGATGCTTGTATTTGATATATTCTAATTTCACAATTTTTTACCACTTGTGCTGCTTGATTGTAGTTCTCTTGCATTGTTTTTAACTCTGTTTCAAGTTCAGTGATGCGTTCCTGTGCTTTGTCTGTTTGCATAATAAAAATAATAAAACCTATTTGTTTTTAATATAAGGTTTTAATTCATCAATGTCAAAAACATAGTTTTATTTATTATTACCAACCTAACAATGAAATATTATACGAAACCGCAATTCTATCTTCTTTTGATTCATTATTTGCTACTTCATGTAGTACATGAGAAGGAAACGTAATCATTTTTCCTTCTATTGGTGAGTATTTGAAAGATTCATATACATTTGTATCTAATTTAAATTTTTCTACATAACAATTAATTTCAGCATGTTTTTCAAAACAATTAGGATTTATAAATTTTAATTCTCCAGAATTATTAGATGCTTTTATCCAAAAAACTCCAGATATGTGTGAATTTGGATGTGTATGTAAAGTGTTATATGAATTTGGACTGTTAATCATAATCCAATATGTAATATTTACTTGTAAATTTTGTTTTAAAGTAGTAAATACAGATTGACCTATTCCATTTCTTAAATGTATTGAAATAGGATTTTCTTCATTTATATGATAGTCAGGAGAGTGCCAGCCACCTCTATTTGATCTGTATATAGTGTTTGGATGTAATTTTTTTTGTTGATAACAAAAATCAATTAATGCTTTTTGTTTAAAATCTTTTTTTTTAAAAGTATATTCGTGAAAAATTGATGGAAATAATAACCTTGCTTGATAATTTTTTGTCATAAAGTAATCCAGTTACGATCTTCAAAACTTTGTTTATGAGTACCATTTTCAGTATTAGTAAAAGGAAAACTTACAGAAAGTCTAGGTGTTAATGAAATGGCTTGATGTGGGTAATATTTTGGGATCCATATTGCATCTCCAGGTTCCATAACTACATCTAATATTGGATCTTCGTTACTCATATTTAATTTAATTTGTTTTTTAACTGAATAATCTTTTACTTTTTTCCAAACTTTAAAATTAGTTTTTCCTTCACATTGCACTATTACATTATGACTTAGATCAAAATGCACACCAAAAGGATGTTCTATTTTTGGATCACGACAAACATAAATATGTGTATCAGTATGACAATAATATTGATCTTCTAAATTACTGGCAAATTGATTTATTTGTTTAGTTGCTCTTGACATATCTACAAAATAAACAACCATTTCATCTAATAACGATCTTAAAAGAGAAGGAGGATAAGTATTTTTATCTTTCATCCAACCATGTGCATACCATTGAAAATTTCTTTTTTGAGGATCAAGTAGATGTACTCTTTTTTCAGTCATTAAAGGTCTTATATTTATAAGATGTGCAAGTTCCTCCCAAGAAAATAAATTAAAACAATAACCTTTTATATAATTAACTGAATATTTAAAATCTTTTAAATTACTAACCATACATATCTAAATCACCATTACCATTAATATCATAATTAGCCCCATCAAACTGCATAGCACTTGGAACTATCCATTTATTATCACTTTCATCACCAATTCCTGTACCAGCACTATTATAAGTCATTCCTATATTAACTCTAGTATCATCACCAATATCTATAGCAGTTTCGCCTGTTGATGGCGACCAAGTTTCAGTATTACCATCCCATAATATTATGTTAACAACAACATTTGAGGAGTTAACTATAGCGTATGTTTTTACCATAATTATTGTATATACTCCATTATATAAACAAAACCAGCAGTGCCAGATTGACCAGCTTGATCCGAAGGAGTTTCATTTCCAGTAGCACCTATACCATAAGTATGGTCATTATTGCCTGATCGACCACCTTTTCCGGGTTCTGAAGAACTGTTTTCACCTCCAGACCCAGACCTAGCCTGACCATTTTCACCGGGAAAATTAATACCGCCTTGGGCACTACCGCCAGACCCAGTTCCTGTACTAGCAGGGCAACCACCACCACCATGACCAACTACTTGTCCAGAACCTGTATAACTACCAGACGGCTGAAAAGCTGAATTTCCACCAGCACCGCCAGCACGAAATCCCTCTTCTGAAATACCGCCAGCACCACCACCTCCAACTAATACACTACCAGTAAATGATCCTGTTACATTATAATGCCCAACAACATATCCACCCCCACCAGCACCTCCGAAACCTCTTTGATCGCCACTTTCATCTCCCGACAATTCGCTACCAGAAGCTCCACCTCCTCCACCTCCGATGACATAAACTGTAATATATTTTGTTCCTGATGTTGGAGTATAAGTGGTGCTGCTATTAAATGATTGTATGTTATGAGAACTTGTACCGCCAGTTGCTGTTGTTAAAGTTGTACCATCTCCAAAATTTATAGTCATAATCGTTTTCTTTTATTGTAGCTTAAACAGGAATCAAAGCTATTTTAAATTTCTTACCAGATCTGTTATTAATCATAAATATATTATTTTTACCTTCCTGTAAAGTCCAATCACCCCAAGAACCATCAACATCATTATTTTTCCCTTCATTAGAAAAGTGCATATCATTTACATATAAATTTTCCCATCTTGCAGAAGAAGAACCTAAATCACGAGTACCACTTGGAAGTATATTACCCCCAACAGTTACCCCAGCGGAAGCATTAAAGTTTGCAATTTCTACATTATCAGACCAAATTTCTAGTTGACCATCACCATCTTGAGCAATACCTGTATCACTGTCACCGATTGCCAGAAAAACAGCTTTAGTTGCAGGGGTTCCACCAGGAGTAGTATTAAAACCAAAATCAGTACCAGTAAAAGATGTAAGGCTTGAAGCCGTAACACCACTTGCTAGTGTATTACCAGTTAAATTAGCAGCACCTACAGTCGGTGCTCCAAAACTAAGCGTTCCAGAGCCATTTGTAAGTAATGCCTGTCCACTGCTGCCATCAGCAGTAGGTAGTGTAAGAGTCAAGTTGCTAGTAATATTATTAGCAGCTTTAAAACCTAAATAATTACTATTGTTAGCATCTTTCCATCTTAATTCTTTGCTAGAGTTTATATTTATTCCTGTACCATCTGCATAAAACACCTGAGTTCCATCTGAAGTAAAACTTACTCTATGAGAAGAACCTTTAAAAATACCAGTATTTGTCTGACCAAAATTTATTGAAGGAGCAGTAGCAGAACCAACTGGCAACTGTAAAACTCCTGTCATTGTTCCACCAGTTGTAGCCAGTAATCCTAAATTTGGGGTATCTACTGGACCAATAGTTGTAAAATCATTATTTGATGAATTTCTAATCTTTAATTTATTACCATCACCAGTATCAACAAAAGGCATAAAAGCTTCTGTATTTGATGGATCGCTACCACCACTGTTTAATGTTTTTATAGCATCAAATACTGCATTTAAATCAGATCTAACAGAAGCACCTGAAGCATTTGCTATGTTGTAATCTGTTACCTGACTCATGTTAATAGCTGTTTTTTATATATTACACCCCTTTACCGTAACCGACAGCTTGAAAGGTGAAGTTTCTATCTACAAAACTGGAACCATTTTTTATATTTACAGTGAATCCAGTTCCCGAAACATTTGTAATAGTAAAGAAATCGCCTGATTGAGCATTTTCAATAGTGATTCCTACGGTTGGCAAAAAGGCATTTGCACCTCCTAAAGATGACGTTCCAACAAAGAACGGTGTCCCAAAAGTAACTGTTTTTGCAGAAGTGCCAGAACTTTGTGGTGCGGTAGATGTTCCACTGCCTGTCTGATAGTTCTGTTCTGTTCTTGATTGAAATTGTGCAATAAATCCTGCTTGTTGAACATTTATATTTTGTGCAGTATTAGTAGTTGTAAGTATTAACTTGAATTTAAATCTACGACCTTTAAATGTACCATTTGCAAAATTATTAAAAGCACCAAAACTACCTGATGCTGTCTGTGATGCTGCGACCTGTATCTGACAACTGGCTTCGTCTGCTGCTGCACCATCAAAATTATTATCAGTTGCATAATCATCCCATTCTATTCCAGGCAGTCCGGGTATTAGTGTTTCAATATCCGTACCAATGTTGAAACCTACAACTTGTAATTTTCTTTTTAACTCAAGAGAAAACACAGCTCCAAGGTCAACGATAGAAGCAAACTCATACTCACCTGTTGCATTATTAGCTGGATTTGTAAGCTGCAACGCTTCAGCAGTACTATTGAAAGTTGTATTGGTCGTTGTTCCACTGAAAGGTGTACTTAATAAATCTTCCCTTTGAGTAAGAATTGTCTGTGTATCTATTAAATCTGGAAGATCAACAATTATACTTGTTTCAGATGTACTGAAATTACCGTTATCATCTTCATATTTGAGAATATATTCACCCTCTAAAAAAGGAACTATTGCATCTGTTGAATTACCACTTAAGGCCCCAT